TAGAAAAGATTTTACTGATCAAGCAAATGCTGTTATTTTTAATGACTCATTCTCAAGTCACTCAGAAATTACAACACATACTAACCAGTTAGTTGAGCCTAAGTTTAGAGCTCAAATGGATAATACAGGTCTAATTAAATTGTTCTTAGTAAACGATCAATTAGAAGCAGAATCAAATACAAATATTACGCATAATTTAGGTGTACAGTTAAAAGTAAAATACGTTCAAGACCGTTGGTCAGCAACAAGTTAGAGATAGATGTTCACAAACACACAGGACGGTGACGCCCGACTTCGTGCATGGCGGCACTTCAGAGATAACTTCCCACAAGATGGTAGTATGCTTGATGTTGCTCAAGGTTTCAAGGGTGTCAAACCCAAGCAACGTTATATAGATTACTACACTCCCAAAAGTTGGCCTAATGTATTTGAGATAGTCAAAGAAGGCTATTTATGTCAGACAGGCCTGTCAATTGTAATGGCTTCTACCTTACATTATTTCAACTTCATAAACTCAGAATCTGTTAAATTTGAGATGATAAGTAATCATATAACAGGAATGGAAGGAGCAATATTTGAAGTAGACGGCTCATTTTTTAACTTCAGTCCAGGCGAAATTGCTAGTGAAAAATTTGTTAGAGACAACTCAGTAACGTTTCATTCCAGTATAATAACACTAGATAAATTATATGCTTGACAAACTAAATAATAGCATGTATAATAAAGTATAGAACTACAACATCTAACACACAGGAACATGCATGTCAAAAGAAATTTTAATCACTAAACGGGACGGAAGAAAAGAACCATTAGAGTTAGACAAGTTACACAAAGTAGTCTTCCATGCCTGTGAGAACATTACAGGAGTTAGTGAATCAGAAGTTGAGATAAAATCACACATACAGTTTTACACTGGAATCACCAGTGCAGAAATCCAAGAGACACTTATCAAAAGTGCGGCAGATCTAATCACAGAAGAAACTCCTAACTATCAATTTGTAGCAGGTAGACTAATTAACTACCATTTGCGTAAACAAGTATATGGAACATTTACACCTCCTTGTCTGTGCGATATTATTCAAGATAATATAGACAGAGGTTTTTATGATCCTGAAATCTTAGAACTTTACACAAAAGATGAAATCGACGAACTAAGCAACTACATCGTACACGAACGTGACGAAAGTTTAACGTATGCCGCGATGGAACAGTTTAGAGGAAAATATTTGGTGCAAAATCGTACAACAGGGGAGATATTTGAAACTCCTCAGGTTGCTTACATGTTGATTTCTGCTACATTGTTTAGTGCATATCCAGAAGAAACTAGATTGCAGACTGTTAAAGAATACTATGACGCAGTTAGTATGCACTATATTAGTTTGCCTACACCTGTAATGGCTGGTGTACGCACACCGCAAAGACAATTTAGTAGTTGTGTACTAATTGAAACAGACGATAGTTTAGACAGCATTAATGCAACTACAACAAGCATAGTTAAGTATGTAAGTCAGAAAGCAGGTATTGGTATTGGCGCAGGAAAAATTAGAGCAATTGGTTCGCCTATTAGGAGTGGAGACGCAACTCATACAGGAGTTATCCCCTTCTATAAATTATTTCAATCAGCAGTTAAGTCATGCTCACAAGGTGGAGTAAGAGGTGGAGCGGCCACACTATACTATCCTATTTGGCATTCAGAAATAGAAGATATGCTTGTACTAAAAAATAATAAAGGTACAGAAGAGAATCGTGTTAGACACATGGATTATGGTGTACAGTTTAATAAACTAATGTATGAACGTCTAATACAAGGTGGCGACATCACATTGTTTTCACCACATGATGTTCCGGGTTTATATGAGGCTTTTTATGCAGACCAAGATAAATTCCAAGAACTGTATGAAACAGCAGAACGTAATACAAGAATTAAAAAGAAAACTATTAAAGCAATTGATCTATTCAGTGCATTTGTTACTGAAAGAAAAGACACAGGTAGAATTTATTTAATGAATGTTGACCATGCTAATACACATGGTTCATTTAAAGAAGAAATAGCACCAGTTAGAATGAGTAACTTATGCTGTGAAATTAACCTGCCCACAAAGCCATTAATGAGCAGTAATGATGAAGATGGCGAAATAGCATTGTGTACATTGTCAGCAATTAACTGGGGAAGAATTAAGAGCCCACAAGAGTTCCAGAAGCCTTGTGAACTTGCTGTAAGAGGCTTAGACGCACTCTTAGACTACCAGAAATACCCTGTTATTGCGGCACAGTTGGCAACAGAAAAACGTAGACCTTTAGGGGTTGGTATTATTAACTTTGCATTTTGGTTAGCAAAGAACGATAGTAATTATCAAGATCCTAATTTAGAATTAGTAGACGAATATGCAGAAGCATGGAGTTACTACTTAATTAAAGCAAGTGCCGACTTGGCAGTTGAAAAAGGTGCATGTCCAGGTACTAGTGAAACTAAGTACGGAGATGGAATAACACCCAACCAAACTTATAAAGAAGATGTTAACGAATTAGTAAAACACAAAGAGAGAATGGACTGGAAAGGATTGCGTAAACAACTCAAAAATACCGGTATTAGAAACTCTACTTTGATGGCATTAATGCCTGCAGAAACGTCTGCTCAGATAAGTAATAGCACGAACGGAATCGAGCCACCTCGTAGTTTTGTTAGTGTTAAACAAAGTAAACATGGTGTACTCAAACAGGTAGTTCCGCAGTATGCTAAATTAAAAAATAAGTATGACTTACTTTGGGATCAGACTTCCCCAGAAGGATACTTAAAAATTATGGCAGTTCTACAAAAATACATCGACCAAGGTATTTCTGTGAACACAAGTTATAACCCTGAACACTTTGAAGATGAAAAAATCCCAATGAGTGTTCTACTACAGCATATCATCATGTTTTATAAATATGGTGGCAAACAGTTATACTATAACAACACTTACGATGGGCAAGGCGAGATTGATATTGATAAAGAAGAAAATGTCAAAAACGTTCAAGCAAACTTTGTGACTTCTGTTGTTGAAGATGATGACTGTGACAGTTGTAAGATTTAAGGAAAAAGTTAATGTCAGTATTTAATTCCAAGCCTAAGGATCATACTAAGGCTACTATGTTTCTCGACCAGAGTGGTGGAGTAAATGTACAGCGATATGATACTTTAAAATATAGGCAGTTTGATAAACTAACTGATAAGCAGTTAGGATTCTTTTGGCGGCCAGAAGAAGTAGATATAACTAAAGATACAAAAGATTTTAGAGATTTAACTAATCACGAACAGCATATTTTTACTAGTAATTTAAAAAGACAAATTATTTTAGATAGTGTTCAAGGACGTTCACCTAACTTAGCATTGTTGCCTATTGTTAGTATTCCTGAATTAGAAACATGGATTGAAACATGGGCATTCTCAGAAACAATCCATAGCAGAAGTTATACACATATTATTAGAAATGTGTACTCAGACCCAAGTAGTGTATTTGATGAAATGTTAAACATCAAAGAAATAACAGATTGCTCAGACACTATTAGCAAACACTATGATGAACTCATAGAAGGTGTAAGTTATTTAAACTTATTAGGCATAGGTACTCATACAGTAAACGGCAAGAAAGTTACAGTTGACTTATATGATATCAAAAAGAAACTGTGGTTATGCTTAATGAGTGTAAATATACTTGAAGGTGTACGTTTTTATGTATCATTTGCATGTAGTTGGGCCTTTGCAGAACTTAAAAAGATGGAAGGTAATGCAAAGATTATTAAACTTATTGCTAGAGATGAGAACGTTCACTTAGCAAGTACTCAGCAAATGTTAAAACTGTTAAAAACAGATGACAAAGATTTTGCCAAGATTGCAAAAGAAACTGAAGGTGCCTGCTTAGAAATGTTTATGGAAGCCGTACAACAAGAAAAGGCTTGGGCTGATTACTTGTTTGAAGGTGGCAGTATGATAGGACTAAATGCCGAACTACTCAAAAATTACATTGAGTGGATAGGTGCTAAACGTATGAGAGCAGTTGGATTAACATGCCCTTATACAGTTAGTGCAAGTAATCCTTTACCATGGACACAAAAATGGATTAGTGGTGGCGAGGTACAAGTAGCACCACAAGAGACAGAAATTAGTAGTTATGTTATTGGTGGTACTAAACAAGACGTAACAGAAGACACATTTAAAGGATTGAGTTTATAATGATAGTAGAAATTTATAGCAAACCTGCTTGTCCCTTTTGTGTACAAGCAAAAGCATTAGCAGAAAGAGAAGGATACGAACTAACATATAAAATGTTAGATGAAGATTTTGATAGAGAAACACTAATGGAAACATTTCCAGGTGCAAGAACTTTCCCACAAATTATAGTTGATGGAGAGAAAATAGGTGGCTTTACAGAATTTAAAGCAATAGTGGATGCGACTAAGTAATGTTTAAAGAAATGTTAAATGACTTAATAACAAAAACAGTCACAGTAAGAAGTATTAATAATGATGAGTTTATTGGTAAACTAATATCAATAGACGACAAGTACATTGTTATCCAAAACCCAAGATCAGTTTTAATTAATGGGCCAGATGTTATTTTAGGACCATTTGTTTTAACTGCTAAAGCAAATATTGTTCCCATGCAGTTAAACAACATTTTATGTGTTGTTGAAACATTAGCAGACGCGGAAAAAGATTACTTGGAATCTATTCTAGAAGAAGAAGATGCTGAGGCATCTACTGAAGAAGATTAACGGTACTCATTTGGGTATAGCAGTTATGTTGCTGTATTTTTACATGGCAGTATTTTTATTAGATAAATAATAGTATGTTCGGAATAGGTAAAGTAGGTATGTCAATGTGCGGGCCAGGTGGTATTGTAACAGGTCCAGGTGCTCCTATGGTACTTGCCGAAGGTATGCCTGTAAGTGTAGCCGCAGATGGTGTTAAACCACACGGTGAGAATATGCATGCCAAACCAACTATTCTTCCACCAACATGTAGTAAAACTGTATTTGCAATGGGTAAACCAGTTGCAATGCAAAAACAAACTACAGCCACATGTGGTGATCCACTGACATTAGGTGCTGTTACTGTTAAAGTTGGTATCTAACTAAAGTACGATTGTACTTTTCTTTTTTCTAAAAACTCTTGATCAAACTTTTGTGCGTAGTATAATGTCTTTAAGGCATATTCATCTGTGATACCTATTTTAGACACAGTTTTGTTTGTCATTTTCCAATCCGGACTTAGCATGTTTACAAACATATAAAATTCTTCACCATTTTCTGCAACATGTCCAGACGGTGTAATATGTATATCTTCTTTGTTAGGATTGTCAAACTTTTGTAGTTGTTGATGTTTAATTAAATGACTTACCATAGGAGAATCTAATAAACCTCTTCCTTCCCTTTCAGCAACAAAAGTTCTTAAACTGTTATAGTTTGCTAAATGTCTTTGTAAAGGTACAGGTTTTAAATTTGCAAACTTGTCTTTAATTTCTCTGAGTTGCACATGGTCGTGATCGTCATCTAACATTTCTGTTTCTAAATCAACAGGCACTACATCATATAACCAATTACCTTCTTGATCAATTACTACAGAACCTACATTATCATTCTTTATGCCTGGTGTAAATTTTATTTTAACACTTCTCTGAGCACAGAACGTTGTTATAAAAGGTATTTGATGTTTGTTATGTTCATACACAAAGAACTCTACCATTGCGTTAGAGTTTGCTAAACTAAGCACATTAGCAACTGATTCCCAGGTTTGTCCTAAAAATATTTTACCACACTCTTGTTCAAAGCCATCGCAAAATACATGTATCATTGCTTGGTGTTGTTTTAATGTTTGTACTGTCTTTGATGGTATCATACCATATGTAGATATTGTAAGCATACCACCTACTAGTTTAGATATACGAGTTGCGTCTTTCCAAAGTCCTGCATCGCCGTATGTACTTTTTAAATATATAGGCTCGTCAAACACAAAGAAGCCCTCTGAGATACTGTCTAAACTGTGTAGTACAGTTTCTAAGTCTAAGTTAAGTTCTGGGTAGTCTCTTTTGCCGAAGCGATGTTGTGCCCATTGTCCTTGCGAACTTAATGGATTATAAACTGTGCTGTGTGTTGTAGGATCTATATTCATAAAAAAACCGTACTAGTATTTAGCACGGTTTTTTATTAATTAAAACTTATTACGGTTTCTGGTTGTAAGCAGACTCGTAGTTTACAACTTCATCATATGACGTATCATCTGAATCATAATAGAATGTTTTAGGATTTTGATCTATGTCAAGTTCTGAAACATTTGTTGTGTAAAGTCCTACTGAGTATTCTTCTACCATTGTTGCCGCTGTAGTATCTGATCCTGTTCCTGGAACACTACCTCTAATAGCAAACAAGTATATACCTGGTGCTCTATCTGCCGGGCAATTAGATGTTGAATCAATAGTAACAACACCTGTGTTTAGATCAACACTTATCCAAGGTGGACATGGAGCAAAGTCAAGTATCTTCTTGTTAGTAGCATTTGAATTTAATCCTAAGTCTACTGTACTTGCTGTAGCACCGTGTTTTACGTTTGCAATTCTTCCTGATGGTACAGTTGTTAGTACTCTTGAATCTACGTTCTTAGTTGTAATAGCAGATTTATAAACACCTGCATAGTCAACGTTTGGATCTGAGTTATCAAAAGTTAAGTTGAAAATACCTGTGGCGTGACCTGCCATTAGCATTTCTTCTTTAATCTCACTTGAGGATGCCGCTGTATCTCTTTCAACATAGTGTGTTGTGATACCTGCAACTAATCCTGCTGATAGACTTGTTCCTGTACTACCAACATAATTTGATACGTTTGAAAAATCTGCAACATCTATGCCTACACCGTATGCAAAAATATCAAGTTCAGCACCATAGTTAATAAAACTATTGCTTGAACTGTAAGGTGCGTTAGTAAATGATGTTACTTGTTCATCTGAGTTATAAGAACCTACTGTTACGATTTGGTCAACACCTGCTGGAGATTTAGTATTAACGTTGACACCATCGTTACCTGCCGCCGCTACAACAACTAGGTTACTTGCATTCATTTCTAAAACCTTTGCATCAACAAATGCATTAGTAGGTATTGTCCATGGCAGACATACTGATTTAACATTTGATTGTGTATTAGCCTTGTGGTGTACAAGTACAGCACTTAATGAATTAATAATATCACCGATTGTTACAGTACCACCGTTTGCGTTAAACAGTTTTACGTTCTGTAAAATACAGTCTTTTGCAGAACCAATGTTCTTACCAACAATCATTGAGGCAACTGCTGTTCCATGACCGGCTTCATCACCGTAGTCACTTATTGCATCATTGTCGCCAAAGTTTGTCCATAAGTTTTGAATTTGTCTTCCGTCGAATTCTGCGTGGGAAGTGTTGATGCCTGTATCAACTAAATATACGAATTTACCACTACCAGTTCTTGCAGGATTCCAAGGTCTCTCACCTGATGAGTGAATACATCTGTCTAAGTGTGACGTAGAAAATGTAGCACCTGCTTGTACTGTAAGTGTTACTGATTCAGATGCATCTTGGCTGGCAGTTACACCAACTATAGCATCTTTCTGTGCCTCTGTAGCCTCTATTTCGTACGTTAAGTTAAAGCCTAATGTACTAACTACACTGGCACCTGCTGTAGTAATCGCACTTTGGGCCGCCGTATCATCGGCACTATTCATGCTCACTAAGTATCTTGCCATGTTTTTATCTCCAATAAAGTTCTTTGTTGAAACTAATTTATACTAAGTATTTATCATAAACGTCGAGGAATCAAACCTTTAATGGAAAATACAACTGTTACAATTGGCAACACTAAAACTGTAGAACTAGACTTTGAAACAGGTACAACTGATATCTATTTAGAAAAACCTAGCCAACCTAACCTAATGAACTTGTTTGAGGAACAGTTAGGAAAGTTAGAGGGTGTCACTGTTTGTTTGAGTGGAGGTCTTGACAGTCAGTTTTCAGCAAACTTGGCTAAAAAGTTTTGCAAAGACGTAAATGCAGTATGTTTTAGATTTATGTGGAACGATATTGTAATGAATGCAGATGATGTTGTAACAGCACAAGAATTTGCAAATAAAATAGATTTAGAATTGCATTATGAAGATATAGATGCAAAAGATCATTTAGAAAACAATTTAGTTGAGTACACTAGAAAGTATGCAACATTGAGTCCTCAAATATCTTTACAGTTAGCGGCAATTAAAAATTCTAAGTTCAATGACAGAATACTAATGCTAGGTGGAGAAGCACCTAAGTGTGTTGTAAGCAAAGATCAAAACTCAGTATATTTAGAACGTAAAAACTATTTCGATGATGAGGGCAAACCTATAACTCCAAGTGGTGTATCGTCATCTTTCTATTTTATTTTCAATGCACCGTTTATTAATTTAGAACAGGAGCACGGCTTACATATTATAAAAGATCCGTTTTTGCTTACACCTGAAATATTGTATGCAGGTTACTATCAAAACAAATACGCAATAGAGTCTTTTGGACAATGCCTACAAACAGCAAATGGACAAAAACGTAATGGAGAAATATACAAGCAAAACTATTATAAGTCTTTTGAAGATTTTGAATATGTATTCCCACTTGCAAAACGTACAGGTTTTGAAAACTTAAAATTTTATCTTGCATCACAAACAGGAAACTTTGACGAGTTTGATGAATTATATAGAGTGCCTCTACTTAATATTGCAAGAGAAACATCTTGGTACAATCCTAGACTGTTTGACGCAGGAAGTAGAAGTGCATTTTCTAGAAAAGTAAATCCTATAAATTTTTATAGCGAAGATTCTGCAACTGAACTAGAAGATATTGTTTTGAATAGTGTTAGAGAAACTGAGCCAACGTCTTGCAACGTTTATAACTTTGATTGGTGATGTTAAACATTTACTTGTCAGGACAAATCAAAAACAAAAAACAAGTAGAAGATTTTTGCTACAAAGTATTACATCACTTTTTTAAGAATAGAATAAAAAGAGAAATTGATATAGACATTAGGTTATGTAAATATCTCCCAGATGGTTCTGCAGGTGGTTGTTATGGCGACCATGAAAACATTGTTATTGAAGTAGCCAAAGGCACACAGATACCTAATCAAAGATACATGTTATACGATTACAAAGAAGTAATTGTAACACTTGCACATGAACTAGTACATGCAAAACAGCATATAAGAAAAGAAAAGTTTAAATGCCCCCAACGTGAGTTTGAAGCATATAACTTGGAATATGATTTATATGATTTGTATTGGGACTAGACTATATATTCTTGTCTGCTTTTCTTAGCAGTATGTAACCTACCACTTTTTGTAGTATAAGGCTTTGTAATACCTTTAGTACCGCCTTCTGAATTAGCAACAAACAAAAGCATTTGGAACAATGCTACTAGAATAGGTATGACTATTGCAACTAAAATAACACCATCAATCATTGGTTGGTGTTTTCCATACTAATTTAATGCCACGTCTATCCAATTCATTTCTACATTTTTGTTTGACCTTAGGCTTTTGTCCCTTGTTGATATAATCTATCAATTCCTCTTTGGGAGTATTTTTAATATAAAAGTTTTGTGTCTTTTTACCTTGCCCTTTAACAAAGGTAGTTTGACTTGGTTTAAATTTTACTGGCATCTCTTCTCTTAGTTACACTACAAATTAAGTTTTGTAGTTGCGATTATTTATCAAAAACTTAAAACTATGCTTAACCAAAATGGAGACGAACGATAAATATTGGTATAGAAATAATTTGTTTACAATTATTATAAAGGATTAAAAAAACATGTCAAAAACACCTTATGAAATTAGGTTAGACTTAGTAAAAGAAGCAAAAGAAATATTACAAGCAAAGGCCAAAAACCCTGAGGATATGCCTACCACAGAGGAAGTTCTCAAAGAAGCAGAGCGTCTTAACGAATTTGTATCCAAGAAGCCATTCGGCGAAAGATAAACACCAAAATATTCCACCCACCACTTCACCTAGATGTAAATACAACTATATCAATTTAAGGCTCGGATAGCTCAGTTGGTAGAGCAGGGGTTTTGTAAACCTCAGGTCGTAGGTTCGAATCCTATTCCGAGCTCCATTTTGTGGGGCGGTAGCTCAGTTGGGAGAGCGTCTGGTTTGCATCCAGAAGGTCGCAGGTTCGACCCCTGTTCGCTCCACCATTTTGTTTACCAAAATCACCACAAAATTTCCTTGCAATTTATTAAATACTATTAACACATACTTTAAAGTAGGACACAATGGCAAAGAAAAAACAAAAAACACATAAGAAGCCTCAACAAGCATCAGATGATTTAATGCATAAACTTCTTGATCAAAAGATTGAGATACCTGTTGGGTTACTTAGACAAAAGCATATCTTTATAGCAACACCTTGTTACGGTGGACAGTTGGGCGAGCCATACTTCAGAAGTATGATGAGACTTGCTATAATGTGTAACAAATATGATATTCCTTATACTATTAGTACACTAGCAAACGAGAGTTTAATCACAAGAGGCAGAAATACACTTGTAAGTTTCTTTATGGAAAATCCAGAAGCAACACACTTGTTCTTTATTGATGCTGATATTGAGTTTGAGCCTGAAGACGTTTTAAGAATGGTTGCATATGATAAACCAATTACTGTAGGTGCATATCCTAAAAAGGCAGTTAATTGGGAAAGTATTATACATGCCGCCAGAGCAAATCCAGATGAAACAGCACAAACTATTGAAGGACACAGTTCTAACTATGTTGTAAACTTTGACTTCTTGAGAGATGAAAAAGGCGAGAAAACACCACAAGTGCAAATCTCAGATAACTTAATTAAACTTAAAGATGCTGGTACAGGTTTCATGTGTATTAAGAAAGAAACTATACAAGAGATGTTTGATAAACATTCTGATTTAAAATATGCTAACGACATTAACGTAGATCAAAAATTTGAGAAACACATGTACGCATTGTTTGACTGTATGATTGATCCAGAAAGTAGACGTTACTTATCTGAGGATTATACTTTTTGCAGACGTTGGCAACAAATGGGCGGAGACGTTTGGCTTGATCCAAGAACAGCACTCAATCATGTTGGACATTATACATTCAGAGGAAATATCAGAAAACTATTAACCGGAGAAGCATACTAATGTCAGAGCAAGTTGAAACCATAGAAAGTAAAGTAGATAAAACAATTATATCTGTGTTGTTGCCTACAAGAGGCAGAACAGATGTTCTAAAGAAAAGTTTAAAAAGTTTAATTGATAATGCAAATGATCCAACAAGACTAGAGATACTTTTAGGACTAGATGATGACGATGAAGCAACTAGACCTTATATCGAAAAACATATTGCACCATATATGCAAGAAAAAAGTGTTGAATGTAGAGCAAATATATTTGAACCTTTAGGCTATGAAAAATTAAACATTTATGTAAACACACTGGCCTCATCAGCAACAGGACAATGGATATTCTTTTGGAACGATGATGCAATAATGGAAACTAAGGGTTGGGACGATATCATTGAAAGCAAAAATGGTGAGTTCAAATTATTTGCACCTAAGGATAATCATGACGGTCATCCTTATGCAATACTGCCTATACTACCTATGGATTGGTTTAGACTATTAGATCATTTAAGTATGAATGCACAAAACGATGCATGGTTAAGTCATATTGCATACATGTTAGATATTTTTGAAAGAATAGACATACAGTTTTTACATGACAGAGCAGACTTAACAGGTAACAATGATGATGAAACTTTCAAAAATAGAAAGTACATGGAAGGTAATCCAGACGATCCAGCAGACTTCTCACATCCAGATATGCAACAAGCAAGAGTTAGAAGTGCATACAAACTAGCATGGTTCTTAGATAGAATTGGCAAACACTCAGACTGGTGGGATAAAGTTGTAGCAGGAGAACAAGATCCATTTGAGAAAATGGTATTCCCTGAAGGCGTTAAAGGTGCAGGGCAGTTAGAAGCAAACAAGGAACCAGAAATATCGGATGACGAAATTATAGAGTTGTAATTGTGCATCAAGTTTTTAGAAATGTATTTTCGCAAGAAGAACTTGAAGAAATAAGATTCCAATTTATATCTAAATGTAAAGAAGAGTCTCAAGACGATGATATTTTTAATAGAAGCAAGTTGACACTTTTAGGCACTAAGTTCAAAGGTCCTTACACTAACAAAATAAAAGACAGTATCCTAGAAGCAAACAAAACATTCAATATGACATTGTTTGAAGATACACCGTTTGAAAAATGGAATCTAAGTACTTACACCGATGGCGGATTTTGTACTAGTCACAATGATATAATAGAGGGTGTAGATTGGCAAAGAAAACTAACAGTTATTGTAGAAATTTTTAGAGATTGTGAAGGCGGGGAACTTGAGATGAGTGATCAAGATTTTGTAACAAATAAACTACCTTTAAATTTACAACCAGGAGATGCTGTAGTTTTTCCTAGTTTTGTAAATCATAGTGTTACACCTATAACATCAGGAACAAGACAATCACTTACTGGTTGGATAAAAGGACCAGCACTAACATGAGAATATTGTGTTTCGGAGATAGTTTTACTTACGGCGTAGGTATGCCTGATTATGTAGAGCATGGACCTAATAGTTTGTATGCATACCCTCAATTATTAGGAGAGAATTTTAAAACTTCTGCACTAAACTATGCGGCTCCAGGAGCAAGTAACAAAGAGATTTGGAATATTATATTACAAACTAAGTTTAGTCCTGCCGATGCTGTAGTTATTATGTGGTCACATCCTTCTAGAACATGTGTTATCAATACACCACAAGAAGATCCTTATACTACAGAGAAATGGAAAATTGCTGATAACATGACAGGAAAGTTTTGGACTGAACATCAAACAGCATTAGGCTCATGGCATGAAACAGAACAAGCAGAAGCATACTATAAACACATACACAATGATGTAGATGCTGAAATAAGTACACAATTATACATGTCACATATTGATTTGTACCTCAGATCAATAGGCATAAGCATTATTGTACATGCTATGATACCACATGTAGGTATAAGAAGAACGCATTGGAATAACCTAAAAGTGTTAAAATTCTTCCCTAGTGATACAACACCAGACGGTCATGCCGGCATAGCCTCTCATAAGAATTTTGCTAAAATAGTCTCACGTCAAATAACAAAACACCAAATACCTCCAAAAGTTATACAAAAATAACACTTGACAAATATCTGTTTTCTAGTATAATTAATATTTAAGGAGTATTCGTATGGCCACACATGCTATGATAGATATAGAAACACTAGGCACAGAGCCTGATTGTGTTGTGCTGTCTGTTGGTGCAGTAAAGTTTGATCCTTGGACATTACACGAACCTCATGCTAAAACACTATGGCGTCCTGATGCAAGTGTACAAATGGACAACGAACGTAGTGTATTAGAAGACACTTTACAATGGTGGGCAAAACAACCAGAGCATATTCAAGCAGAAGCATTCAGTGATGATAATCGCATAGAACTAAACAGTTTTATGGGAGAACTAAACAAATACTTAGTAGGTTGTGATAAGATATGGTGTCAAGGACCACAGTTTGATATGGTAATACTTGAAAACTTGTACTCACAATTCAATCATCATAAAGGTTGGGCATTTTGGCAAATAATGGATTGTAGAACACTTTTTAACATTATGCCAGTTGATCCTCGTAAAGCAATACAGCAAAATCTACATAGTGCTGACGAAGATGCATACTACCAAGCAGTATGCGTACAGCAGTCTTACAAGCACTTTAACGTAAGTCAATGAGTCAATACACAGATAAAATTAATAAAATAGCAGAAGATTTTGCAGAAATAGAATACTACGAATCAGTAAATGCATTAGAGGCCAGGAACGGTATGATGATTCTTCATTATCAGCATGGTGGTAAAAAAATAGAGTTCACCAGAGACAGTGAGTACGAAGAAACAGTAGGTAAAGCAGGTGATATTATTGTATTGCCTCCTACAGACAAAGACTACCTAATACTCAAAGATCGATATACATCAGAAACTTGGGGACACAAAATAGGTAAATGGTGGAAGAAATTTAGGAATATAAAGTACTCAAGAGGATTTTGGACCGATTGACAAAGATCATAAATACATGTACAATATGCTTTTAACTTCGAAGAGGTGATAATATGGACCCAGTACTATTTTTTATACCATATGTAATTGGTACATTGCTAGGACTACATTGGGGATTTAAGAGTGGTATCAGAAATGGTTCTGAGGCTACAATTGATGCACTAATGGAAAAAGGTTTTTTAAAGTGGAAGAAAGGGAGGGAAGGCATAGTTGAATTCATAAAGGTAGACTGATGCTTTTTAAACTCTTAGGAAAATATAATGGACCAATTCACACAGCAATTTTTATGTTGTGTAGTGTTGCATTCGCATATTTAACATTCTTTGAGTTTACACTTACACAATGGTTAGCCATATTTATAAGTGGTTCCATATTTACAGGATATACCACTTCAGGATTTTTGCACAGATATTGTGCTCATAGAAGTTGGAAAATACCCCGTTGGTTAGAAGTATTTCTCTTAGGTAGTACCACAGCATTACTAAATCAACCTGCAATGGGTTGGGCGGCAATACACTTATCTCACCATAAACACACAGACAAAGAGGGAGACCCTCATGGTCACGTGCATAGTATATGGGAAAACTTTTGTGTATTCAACAAAGTACCACCATTAAGATTTGTACCTAGATGGATGTTTAAGGATAGATTGTATGGCTTTCAAGCAAGATGGTATTGGGAAATAGCAATAGTGCTACAAGCAATAGTTTGTCTTACACTAGGATGGCAAGTGCTAGTATCATTCATTGCATTGTCTTATTTGTTCCAAATATTTGTAAATCTAGTAGGACATTCCAAGGCTAGAATGGAACCTCGTAATAGTGAAATAGGTGCATTCCTTTGGATGGGCGAAATGTACCACAAAAATCACCACTGGAATCCAAGCAATCCTAGGTTTGGAAAGTGGGACGGAACCTACTATTTGCTCATAAAATGGGTACAAATGTTCGTTTCTGAGCCAAAATTACCTAAAAAAATCTTATAAACCCAGTAAAAACAAGCGGTTACACCCTACTAAAACGGTTGACAAATGGCCAGAATTTGCTATAATAGTTGTATATTAAATAAAAAGGTAGGAGTTTTTATGTTAGCAAACGAAGTAAAAATAGCAGGCGATACGGTTCGTAAGCAACGTTTTGGTATGGCTAGTGTTCATGACGAGAACAAGACGTTTACAGGCGATGTTCTTTTCACAAATCAACTTAAAGCAGACCCAAATGGTAACATTTGGAATAAGAGTATTGAGATGAAATTCGAAGATACTGCTCAGGTTGATGGACTTACAGTTTGGAAATCAAACGGTGAAGTTCCTTTCGCAGACATGCTGTTGGACTTTGTTCAAATTGGTGCTATCACTTTTGAACAAGCAGAGTTTTCTTTACTGCAAAAGCAGAAGGACGATTCAGCATCATTGGATACTCTTTACAGAGCAGACGATGGTAACATCTACTTAGGCGAAGGTGCTCTTGCTTATAGAGACGAGCGTCTTGCAAAAATCCAGGAGGCAGTATAATGTTGACAGTAGAAATTCATAACGAAGCGGTACAGAATGCCGCACAGGCAACTCAACATTATATTGATACGGTTGGTGAACATCCGTTCAATTGTGGATTTGCATGGGTAACTGCCAATGTTAAAGGCAACACCAAAGTAGGCAAGAGTTTTATTGAACAGGGTTTTGAGAAAAGTTACAATGGAGGTTACCAAATTTGGAATCCAAGTGGTAACTACACTCAAGACGTTGGTGCTAAAATGGCTGGTGCTGATGCTTATGTGACTACAGTCAAAAAGTATCTTCCAGAAGCACCACTTTACACAGGATCAAGGTTAGATTAATGTTAGACAAAGCAGTCCAATTTGCCACTAAGGCACACGGTAGCCAGGTACGAAAGTACCATGGCACTCCGTACATTTCGCATCCTTTAGCAGTTGCAGAAATTGTTAAGTCAGTTC